ACACTAACAACACTAACAACACTAACAACACTAACAACACTAACAACACTAACAACACTAACAACACTAACAACACTAACAATAATACTAATCCTAACAATAATACTAATCCTAACAATAATACTAATCCTAACAATAATACTAATCCTAACAATAATACTAATCCCAACAATAATACTAATCCTAACAATAATATTAATCCTAACAATAATCATAATATATTTTCTATGTTGTACACAATTCCACTTGAAGTTAGGAGAAATACAAACGGTGGTGGTGGTGCCACATCAAGAACGGTTGGCGCAACTGCTCCAACAAGCCACCAAATCAACATCGCAACCATGAATACCGTTTTTTCGAATATAATATCTCCTGTGAATACGACATGTCCTATTTCAAGAGATGAATTCAGCGACGAAAGTGAAATCACGTTGATACGTGGTTGCAATCACATTTTTAATCGGTATAGTTTGAGAGAATGGTTTGTAAGTCATTCGACGTGTCCTATGTGCCGAAGTGATATTCGGGATTATCGGATACCACCAGCATCACAGCCAACGCCAATGAATCAGGTTCCACCTCGTCGTCCGGCTAATCTCTCCATTGACAGCGTTGATGAAAATCATATGACATTTTCATACGACATGCCCTTAAATTACGATAACAACCAAATCTACCAAGATATTGTAAATACGATGAGTCAAATGACAAATACGATTATTAATAGTAATGACAATCAAGACCATTACGACCATCACGAGAACGAGGACCATGAACATGGAAGTGATTACGACGACGACATTATGGAAGTCGATTAAAAAATACTTATTTATTCTTCTTATTCTTCTATTATTTCATTTATTGCGTTTTCCACCACCACCACCGCCGCTACCGCTACCGCCGAACCAATCCGTTATTGCGCGATTTCCTTTATTCAAGTTATCCGCTTTCACAAGAAACTCATCGAATAACAGAGATTTCACTTCCTTATGTCGCATCTCTGTTATTTTCTTTTCACGTTTTACTGGATCGTCCATTGTAGAAGCAACCGTCTCAACCGCATCCAAGAAACGCCCCTTCTTCTTTTGAAATGCTGGCAGTTGCTCCAATACAAGCGCGAATAATTGTTGTACCGGTTTCATAATCTGGTTTGTAATATAGAACGAATAATTCAACTGGAGTTTCTTGGCGTGAATATATGACGGATGCTCTATCTTATCGCCTTGAAGTGCGCCCTTGGCGTCGTTATGAATATACGCATAAGGAATCCGGTCGCCTGTATTCGGTTTATTGCCTGGGTCACGCACACCCATTCTGTCGGCCAATACTTTATGCGCAATCTGTGCTGGATTCTTATAATCCGACCTCAATGACTTTGTAATGATAAGTTTCTCAATCGGACATTTCTGGTCAATCATATACTGGAGTTTCTCGCGCAGGAAGGAGATAGCTCGATCCACATTTTGTTCCTTCATCAGGATATCGATAATCCCGCCGTAGATTTCCTTCACAATTGGAGCATTATCACGTCGTTTAAGCACGATACCCATACTCTTGAGTTTCCCCTTATTGGGATTTTGCTCATAATACACACCGACATACCCTTTCTTACGCAAGAGCGCGAAGGGGCAAATCGTCTTCTCATATACCCATCCATGCGGCGCCTTTAAGAACTTCGATGAATAATCACCTACCTGTTTCGCTAGCTCAATCGTAATTTCAATCGCATCTTTTCCGCGAATGCGAACACCTTCTGGCGTTTCGAGGTTGAATGTGAAGAATACGCTATCTGTGTCGCCATAGATATATTCCGCCTTTGAATGGACAACCGGATATTTCGGGTGTGATGTTGGTAGGAGAATATCTCCGTAGGCTTCCTCTACTACACGGCGTGCGTATGTCAAGAGCTTACGTCCTGTTGCTGTCGTGGATGCGGCGACATCCACCTCATAGAACGTGCTTGTTTTTGCGCCACACTGACCGTATAATGAATTCGCGGTAACCTTATAACCAAGTTGTCGCTTATCTAGAATATTTGCCATGAATGCATCCGTCTGTGTTTCCGCAAGCTTGCGAGTCGTTTTACGCGCGACGAGGAGTTCTTCTAGAATCGCCGGCATAATCCCTTTCTCGCCTTCGGCGAATTGTGCAAACCGACAAACCTTAGTCCCGCATTTCACTTTCACAGCCGCTGCTGCCGTCTTCGTCGCAGATTTAGGACGTGTCCATTTATACATGTCATATGTAATATCTACATATTTATACCCGGGCAGATTATCGTATTCTGCTTCTCCTGTCTCACGAGTAAGCCGGCCGTCAATGTCATATTCTTTCGTCCATACTTTACTGTCGTGTGACAAATTCTCGCTAATCATCGATGATGGATACAGAGACGAATAATCATTACATGCGACTGGATTGTCCAAATAGAGACCACACTTTGGAGGGAGAACAATCGCACCTTCATATCCCGACTCGCTTCTATCTTTGTCAATCACCGGCATAAGTGTATTCTTCTCACGACACTTCATCGCCACATAACTCGTAAGTTTGATGCCTTGTCCGCGCATTACGAGGAAACTGATAGGCACACTACATATTTTCGCCATTTCAGTATATCCCGTAAGAATGTCTATCTTATTCATCAAGTGATGGACGAGATTACAATCCTGAATACAGTATTTCGCGATGACCGCGCGCTCACGCGGACCTTCGTTCGTCATTCGGAAAATATCTTGCGGGCTTACATCATCCTTCGCGAGACCCCAGCGCACCATCGTTTTCATATCTGGAGTAGCACATCCTTGGACTGTGAAATATCCTGAGGCGACTTCGACGACCTTGAACTTATACCCATCCTTATACAAATCAGTCGAATGATTCGTCTGTTCGAATTTAACGAAATTACCCACTTCAAGCCCGAGAAGGTTGGCTGAATACACACGCGTCGTTTCAACATCTCCAGCGCTGGCATCATATTCTACGCTTTTCACCACGTCGCCGATGAAATAACTAGATACATCGTCCAACTTATATGATGAGAGATTGAAATCACGACGCAAGTAATTATAAACATCCACTTGAAGTCGTCCAGTCATCTTGATATAATGAAGGTCATATTGTCCGCTGGCAAGGGCGATTTTAGTTTGCTCAATCGCGACATTATCTGCTGTGATTTCAGTATTCGGATTGATGTAAGCACCGCTTCCACTTCCACCACCCGCGTTGGCACATAACTCATCCCGATTACGCGACAGTTTCAGAAACTCATCATAACATCCTGTCTCAACCGCGCGCCGAAACATGAATTGGTAATCAAAACCGAAAATATTGTATCCAATAATAATATCCGGATTCTCTTTTTGAATAAGACGCGTCCATGCGACCAATACATCCGCCTCTGTAGTGTAACACTCCACCTCCGAATTCGGCACTTCATCATGGAGATTATCGCATGTGTCGAGAACGATACAGTTGTTAAGATATGGGCGATTGCCATTTTGACCATATTTGACAAACGTCGAACCAATAAATGTGACTTTATCGCCTTCTACTTTTGGAAAGACCGACCCAAGTGTATCACTCACAATCTTGATTTTAGTTTCACGGGTGTGCTTTCGACTGTTTAATAGTGTGGTTAATTTTACAGAGAGGTCGGCAGCGGTGGCGCCGGTGGCGGCGGAGGCAGAGGCGGAGAATGTCTTTGGATGCGATACATCATCATTGTCATATCGTTCAGTTTCTTCTGCGGCATTATCGTCATCGCTGTCGTCGCTTTCGGCGTCGGCGTCGGCGTCGGCGTCGGCGTCGGCCTTTGATTCCGCAGATTTTGCGGCTTCCTCTTTCGCAGTTGCTGCCATTTGAAGAAATATCTGCTCGATTGTATTTTCCTGCGCGACGATTTCTTGCTTGATAAGATGTCGCAACTCTTTCGATAATACTAGTCGGCACAAACGCGCCATGTCGGTCTCTTTGGGGCAACGTTTCGGATAAATACTCTCAATACTTGGATATTTCGCACGACCTTGGTATGAATACTTAAATGCGGTATAAATTATATGAGTGAGTTCATCATCGGTTATTTCATCGCCTCCAGCATGCTTCACTATCATCGCATCCACGATATTTGTCGCAAGTTTCTTGTATGACTTCACCGGAATAGGGAAATCCCCGTGACTACTGCTGGCTTCAATATCAAAACTACAAATCTTATACGGGACAACCGTCTCCTTTTCATTCTGGGGGATGATATCCTCGAACGATAGGCGGTATTCATATTGACAGGTTGTCGTGTATTTCTCGATCAGTCGCGTCTTCTTCGCGGAGAACGTTACCCAACCAGATGGACTGATTTTCTGAATATGGAAGAAACGCAGAATCGGCGGAATATTGGCTTCGTATATCTGTGTGTTTGTATTTGCGAATACGTAACCATCGGGTTTCAGCACACGTGTCTTACCATCACGCGCGGTATATATGTCATGATACCACAAATTCTTCACTCGGTTCATCACCGTCGTATTCTTAAACACAATGAGCACGAACTTGTGATTCTTTCCTCCGTCGAATCCATATAACTTACGTTTCTCCACAATTTCACATTTGTCTGCGAGAATACTGTTTTCGTAGTAGCGGCTCTTTAAGTTCTTTTTGATGTCGCGGATGAACGTGGATTTCGTGGCATTGGTCCAGTGGTCGCTAACTTTGATGTAGAAGAATGGGTGGTAATCATCTACGAAGATGGAGCATGTTTCGCCTTGCTCGTTTATGCCGAACATCTGGATACGGAATTCGTTGGCGTCAATGGTTGGTCGGTCATCCGTTCTTTTTCCTTGTTGCTCCCCGCCACCGCCCCTGCCACCGCCATCGCTGCTCTCAGCAGACGCAACTGAGCTGTCATCGCCGCCGCTACTATTTTCTGAGGCAGATGAATGTGTATTTGTATCTGGAATACAGTCATATATATTAAAGTCAATAAGTCGAAATGACATGTGGTCAGAACTAGGTTCTTCGACCGGTTTTGAAGTTGTAGGAGTTTTCTTAACAATTCTGAATTTTTTCATTCTTGTATCTTGGATAAGTGATGTCTTCTATGCTTGGATTATCCTTTCATCTTTTCTTTATTTCAATTTTATCGTTATAAGCAGATAAAATTGAATGTGTAAAAGCGATGTATTGACCATAAAGCTGCCCGTCCCATGCCTACGGATTTGACATACCGCCTAAGCCCATTATATGTATGGGTCATCTTTATGTTGTATAATGTAATACAACCACTTATTTCGGTTTCTATATATTCACTTGATTATAGAGCTGCTCTTATTATCATGAATGTCGGCGGATTATACTTGTTTCTTCGACATGTGCGCATCGATTTCGCGTTAAGACTTACGATGAATCAGTAAAACGCACACGCTTGGGCTGTTGATTGTCGGCCTTTCCGGCGGAAGTGGCCGCAGTAGCGGATGAGTTTTGATTATACCTCGCCGGATTGGTCAATATCGCCATCGCGCCAATTATACATACCACAAAATAGGCAGTAATCAACCATGATACCCACTGATACTTCTCACAGGTCTTATTCGCCAACCAAACGAAGAACGCCGAAATCAAGAGATTCGTGATTAAAATCGCGAAATGAAAACCGACTAAATAAATGTCGAGAATATTGATGATAATGACGAGTGTCAATATAACCGAGGCAAGAGGACAAACCGCAATATTAGATAACATATTATAAGGTATATTTGCTATTATAATATAGAATAATAAAATATTTGTTCGCTTTATTCACGTTCAGCTGAATCTTTTGTCCATCTCTTTTACCTCATTTCTGAGTTCCTGTTGTTTTTGTGGGTCTGTTATAGCTATCATCGAATTGATTATGTTTATTACTAAGTATATTATGATTAACCACGATATCCATGTATAATTATAACACGTCTTATTTGCCAACCAAATGGTGAAAACCGCATATAATACAGTTATTACAAATGCCAGTACTAGAACTACATTATTGTTTGGGATAATCCTTGCTCCAAACATAAGATACGAATCTAATATTATAGTTATAAGAACTAATATCAATATAATTGTCGCCATTGGACATAATGACATATTTGTAAGCATTAAAGCAATTTACTAAAATACAGAAATAGTTATATATAATAATTATATATTTATAACTATTCATTCATTCACGTAAATACGCCGGAATATATTGCTGACCATTATGTTGTGACGCAATCGGTGTCGGCATACGCGTCTTGACGCTTTTTTTATGCTGTCGTTTCATTTCCTTGTGAAATTGCTTCAATGTATCACGGTGTATCTCCTTGAATTTAATGTGCGCTTTTTTTGTAATAGTTCGCAGAGTTCTTCTTGTTGTCCCTTTATCTACATTCTTACGCACCAAACCGAAATCCGGATGTTCTATGACCCACTTCAACATCTCCGAATAAACGCGTTCCTTGGAATATTCTAAACCACGCGTTCCTTTATTGACATACATAATCAACGGGACACCTTGAATATCTTTAGGTATGTATTTGATTTTCTGAACGACCGGGTCATTCTGCTCCAAATTCACCGCCCGAATATTCGCAATAGTAAGCACGCAACCAGGCTTTTTACATCGGTAGTTGGTTTTTAATTCGTGGATAAGTCGCTTCCAATCCGTTTTCATATTCTGACAGTGAGAACACCAGTCGGCATATATTTTCACGAGAAGCCCGTGTGTTTCTGGATGTTCATGCGCTTGTTTTGCTGCGGCATTGAACTTGTTGATATTACCATTTTCATTAGTTACGTCGATAAATTGTAACATTTTTCTTTATATTTATATTACGCGCGGAAATTATTATTCTTGTTCGTAATATTATCCCCGTAATATATACGATAATTAGAAATGGCTGGAACCATTATGACATATTTTGGAGAAAACGCAAAAATGATAATGAGCGAACTTTCAGTCTGGAAAAAAATCCGTTTATTCACATCATTTTCGATGCCAATTATCATTGTGGTGTTATTCTTGATAGGTGCGTATATTACATCAACAACTCCATCTAAAGCAAATCTTCCGGAAGGGTTTGTGAATATAGAACCTGACGCACATGTAGCACGAAAGTTGCATAATAATGGCACCGCTACTTCTACCGCATCTGCGTCAGGCGCGGCAGCTACCGACGGTTCGACTGAAGGAACGACCGAAGGATTTGACGCCACCTCCGCAGTGTCTTCTATAACGAATGACCGATGCCCGAATATACTCGTCCAGCATGGAAGCGAAATTTTCCTTTACAATTCAAAAGTAGAGAAAGTACCCGGTGTTAATCCAATCCGGTTCAAGAGTTTAGACGATTATTCCGAATTTATTGACTGGTTACAAGGCCGTGGTATTCGCTGTCCGGTGCTTTTCTTACAATATTCGTATGACGCCCAAGGCGACGCAGTGTATAAGATACGTCCTTCCCCGGTGGATTTACAGGGCGGACTTTCACCAAATGTCCCTTATTCTCCCGCACCCGCCGCTCTTGTCCAAATGATGGATGCTTCTCGCGATAATCCTCCTTTCAATAACCAGATGTATGACGGATTTGACCCTCTTAATTTCAATATGGGGGATTATACGTCACAGGACGCCGCATTTCGCGCAAAAGAACTAACGTCGAAATATAGCGATAATCCCATGGACTCGAACTGGGGTGGTAGGCAGTATTCAGAGTCAGTAGTTGCGTCAGGCGCATATATTGACCGGACGCGCCCGGACGCCATTCGTTCTGATACATCCGCACTTGTTCCGATGAAGGTTCCTGCCGCCGACCAAAAATATCGAAAGCCGAGGTACGCCGGTGATGCAGTGACGCGTGGTCGTGGCGCGGATGTTGAATTTGGGAAGGCACGCGTACCGGCCCAGTAAGAATGCGCTTAAAAAAATTGATACATAATAACTTGTATAACCCGATATTATGTATTTGGATAGTTGAGACATGGCCGCGTCATGCGAACGACACCCGGAAGAAATAGAATGTTTTCGGCAACCAAATGGTGGATTTTCGAAAAATAAACGTTACGAATATACCTACTCTACACGGAGGTCGTTGGAGTATATTCCTGCGCTGTGTCGTCAAGACTTTCGGCATTTTACTACGAAACCGTTTATTTATGCGGGGGTGTGGTTGCGTAGTGAGCAACGCGGGTTTGGGGATGGCGGGGATTACTGGGAAGTTTTTGAAGGTGAAGATGGCTCTGAGAAGATTGTATCATGGGACTATGACGGGACGATGTGTTGGCGGGAATCTGTCCTCTCTCATACGTAATTGCGCTTTCCTCACTCCTACGTAATTGCGCTTCACTTCGTTACGCTCCATTACTTCGTCGTTCGGGCTTCACTTAATGAATCCGATGTATGAATTCGCGAGTGATGGCCTACTTAGTGTCTATGTATCGCGCACACTCCTCCAACGTGACCTTGAATTTATTCATCGTATTCAATTCGTTCATATGCCGAACGATGTCTTCCATTTTTCCTTCGCCATGAACTTCCCGAGAGACGTTTTTGAGAGAATTCACGATTTTAGCATTCACCCACTCGTCCATATTCTCGATGATTTTATTATAATGGTTATAATGTGAATCCATATTCAGGGACTTTTGGGTCTTTGTAGTAAGCTCTTCTTGGCGCTTGGCAATCGTGATAATATCCCCATCATTATCATCTTCGAGTGGGTCGCTATCACTCCCACCCTTTTTGGAATTCCGATTGCTGAGACCTTCAATCATTCCTAATTGATTGCGGAAAATATACTGGATAGCTACAAGGGCAAGGATGAGGAATATGCCTAAAACTACGTATTTGGCAAGAGTGTCGGTAGTGTCTTCATTTGGTGAGGGTAATATGGCGTTCATGGAATGAGAATAATAATCTAATACTGAATTAGTATTAGATTATTTTATTCGGGTTTATTTATTATTTTTTAGTGAGCGTTTTCGTCGTGTAGATGATGAACCGTATTTATGACTATTTCGTCTAGTTTGGTTGGCGGTTTTCTTTCTTTTATTGTTTCTTCGCGTATTTCGTATTTGTTTAAAATGTCTTACCATCTTACGAGTATATTTACTCGACGACCCTCCACCAGTAGGTATTGCAACTCTTTTATAAGGGTTCGTCTTCTGTGTGGTTGATTGTTCCGAGGTTGGTTGTTCCGAGTGTGCTCTTTTTAATAATTCGGGTGACTGAACTCGTTCTAGTTCGTCCTGTAATTTTTTTGTGTAATTATGTATTTGGTCCAATATTATTTTCAATACGGCCTTTGTTTCACCTATATTACTTTTAAAAATGTGTTGAGATAATACTCTTCTTTCAGATACATTTAAACGTTTGCTACTAACCGGTATCGAATGTTTGTCTAATACCTGATGGTCTGGTTGATATATCTTTTTGTCGCTGGTTATGAATACATCTTTAGTTGCGGATGGATTATATGTATTATTCGCATTATACAAAATAACTATTAAAAATATAATATGCCTTAAAAAACGCTCATATTGAATTGATATTTCATCATTATTATCGGATAAAATATTTGTATAGGTTGTTATTGCTTGGCCAATATTATTAACCAAGTCTGAACCTTCGTAATTTTGAATATGAACTTCATCGTCACTATCATTATCGCTTAAATTATTTTCATACGTGTCGCGTTTTTCTTTTTTATCACGTAGTGGAAAACTATTAACACGTAGTGGACTACTATTACTACGGGGGGGAGTAGTCGGATAGGTAAAATCATCAGATTCAAATAAATCTATATTGAATGAATCTGATTCTGCGTTAAATTCTTCATTCCAAAACCCAAATTGTTTCAATAATTTAATATACATCACAATTACGTCTGAATGTTCTTTATTGAACATTTCCCAAATATTAAAATCATCTAAACTGTCATAACCTTCTAAGTCATCGAACCTACAGAAATTCATAAATTGTAATCTAATTCTTCTAAACCCGACCTTTAATGTGTATGTAATATTGTCAATTAATTCATCAATAATTTGTATTGCTATTTCCGTGCGTTGGATTTTTTCTTGTGTTAATTCGGAAAGAGAATAAACATTTACAAATTGTAATACAAGTACGATACAATGTTTTATTGATATATCTGCGAAATTAAGGGTAGTAATTTGTAATTCAAGAAATATATGAAAAAACGTATCCAATACTTGTCGGTGAACGTTTGCGAACAATTGAAACAACATATCAAACAACTCATATTGTTTTTTATAAGTTATTGATAATTCACACAGTCTACTCATGGGGGTTTTTACCGTAATATTACGTTTTTGATTATGGCGTTTTCCACCACCAACGCTTACAATAATACCTTCTGAAAATATTCTTTTCATACCAGCAATCGGCCCACCGTCTCCACCGAGATTAGCGTGTGTAATATCAATACTAAGTTTCTGTTTCGCATCATTAAAGGCCTTTATTATATCAGTTATATTCTGGGGGTCTTTCAGTAGTTCTTCTAGCTTCTTTTTTTGTTCCTCTAAATTCTTTTTTTTTCTAGTTATTTTGGTAGTTAGGAATTGTTTATAATGAATAGGTTTATCTGTTGCTGATAGAGCGGTTTCTTCTTTAGATGATACAGGTGACGGGGGTCTAATTCTCTTTCCTTTTACTGTTTGGTTGAGTGGTATAGATTGCGATTTAATAGGTTTTTCTCCTTCTAATAGTGTTTTAACCGTATCTACCTTTTGTAATTCAAATAATACAGATGTTAAACTATTTTCGTCTGTAATTATTTCACTGTTTCCATTTTCGATATGATTTTTTTGTAATGTATTCAACTGTTCCTCAATTCTTGAAATTATCGATGTATATCTTGTAATAAATTCCGCTGTACGACCTCCAATTCGAAATTGAATACATAATTTTTCATATTCAAATAAACTATCATACAATCTTTTGTAATCCTCATATTTAAATTTGAGCTGACTACATATGATACTATTATTCAATTTCATATTAACCAATTTAAAATCAAATCCAACCAATAATCTTCCACTATTTGGGTCTGTATTTGCCGCACAATATTCCGATATACCTTGAATACTCACAAGTTGCTTCTCTAAATCTGTCGTTTTTGTATCAAAAATTGTTTCCAATAATGTTAGTGCATTCATATATTTCATATTTCCAACCTTGATTGCTTCTTTCATAATCCGTATAGCATATTGTTTAATAGTTGGGTCCCTAGTTAAAAAATCAGTTATTTCCTTTTTAGCTTCTTCTTTATATAATAATTCTAATAATTCAGGTACGGAGTGTCCGAACAGTACTTTTGGGTCTTGGTCTTGACCTGCTGCTTCACTTTCTCTCAATTCGGTAAGCGTTGTCTTAAACGTATCTATCATTTTTTGTATTAACTTCAGTCGTGATACAACTAAGTCTATTACAATTTTGCCAGAAACTTTCATTTTTGCGTTCGCTTTACAATCTTCATTATGTGATATAGACGCGTCAATAAACCTACGTATATTTTCAATATTATCCATCAATATACCCTCCTTCAGTATTTTTAATTTTTCTCCAAATGTCTGGAATTCGTATAATACAACTCCAAACTCATCCACATCCCCCAATGGCGTTTCGTTTAATGGAAAATATATTAATAATGCTTTCGCTTCATTTAAACTGCAAAATCCGGCCATATTTCTACGAAGTGCGGCAGTTATACAGGATATTTGATCTACGCCTGCCAAAATACAACGCCAATTATTATCAAATGTCTTATCCAAAATCTCATACGCCATTCTCGATTGTTCTGAATCTCCATAACATTTAACCGCATATGCCGCATATTTTTTCATAAAAAGGTTTTCTAAATCAGCGCATCTTGGACTGGTTGATTTCGGTGATTCTTCTCCATCCAAAACTCTCATATCGCATGTCACGGATGCTATGTCTGGATACATTGGATTGTTCTTTTGAGGACCACATAAACCATATTTCGCTACAGCTTCTAACGTCCCCGCACTTGGACCATTTTTGATATATTTACCTTTACCAACATCTCCGAATTTCCATTTATATGTAGATCCCGACGGCGATGTCAATTCTAAAATAAATGAAAGAGGTCCTTTATTCGGAAATCTTTCTTTAAAACTATTAAATTGGAATAAGGGCGGATTGTTATTTGTTTGACTCGCTATACCTTTACCGTCTTCTGAGACAACAATACGTGTCATAAATTGTTTCGGGTCACATATATATGTATCGGGTTTCAATGATACAAATTTCCGCTCTTCCGTCCATACTTCTTCTACATTTCCAGAATCAAACATATTTGCCTGTGTTTGTAATAATCTTACACGCGGCATTCTATCAAAAACCAACCTTGTAAATTTAGAACCAGCATCAAAGGTGGCAAGTAATTTTAAGAATTCTGCTTGCCAATTTAATAATCGTATTATGTTATTGCCGGTTGATAAAGCTTTATCTTCTGCATGAATCACTCCATCGCCGTCTATATCATCCCCGAACTCAAGTCGTATCCCAGAGAATTCTCTTTTTATTTTAGCTAATTCTGTCGTGTCTTTGACATTTAATTCATCTGTAGTTAAAGTTTTTAATTTAAATACTTTTCCAGTTCCCGAATACTTTACTAAAAATTCTACGACATTCAATTCATAATCGCCTGAACAACTTGTTATTTCACCATCTGTTAGAAAACTCAATGCTTCTCTATAGCTATCTACTGTAAATTTTTTATTATTAATACCACACTTTTTAAGAATATCATTTATCATATCTATAAGTTGTTTTCGCGTATGATTGTTGTATCCAAGCGGGTCCTTTGTATTTCTCGAACTTTTCCAAAAATCGTGAAAACAATCCAGAATCGAACGAACTGTCGCAAATGTTAATTTATGATTTTTAAATGGAGTTCTTTTCCAAATATCTTCAGGGTCGTATTTATATTCTGCCCTTACACTAGTAGCTGTCACATCGGGTAGTTTTGTTAATGATTTATGTAAAAAAGGTATGAATGCGTCAGCGTGCTTCGGTGTAATTTCTAAACTTTCTAACGGCATACTAAACAACGCGCGCGCTATATCTGTATCGTCACAAGCACATAACACAAATGCTTCTTTTGTAATTGGAAACCCCTGAAGGCCAATCAAGTCTTTCAAACTTGATACTTCGGGAAATAATTCAGAATCAGAATCAGATTTATCCACACTAGCATGTTTCATTTTTTCAAATCGTAATAACAATTCTAGAAAATTCCGGCAATTATCCGGGATGACGGATGCTGCTTCTGCTGCTACATGTTGTGATGGGTTTATTGTTGCTAATACTGTCAATAATGGTTCTAGTTTCGAGTCCGGTACTTGTGGTACTAATGCTAATGCTAATGCTTGATTTTTCTCTATATCGGTCTTTATATCATCTGGTGTGTTCGTCATTTCGCCTTGAGGTGCGGGTTCATCGATTAGTTCTTCATGTATTGCCGACAATACCTTCGATTGATCATCTTCAATAGGGGGTGGGGTTTTGGGAATAATGTTAAATTCCTTTTCTTCTTTTTGCGAGGTTGCCGTTTTTGGACCTTTTAATGAACCTCTACCTCTTGATTGCTCTGTTGATGGACCTCTTGATGGACCTTTTGATGGACCTCTTGATGGACCTTTTAATGAACCTCTTGATTGCCCTCTTGATGGACCTTGTTCATTACTTTTACTGGGTCTTCTACGAGTGGTACTATTACTTGAACCAATTTCGCCTCTCGATGGGGTCTTACTAGTGTTTTTACGGTCAGTTGATACTTGTGAGCTTGATAATGACCGGTGTTTCGGCATTTGATATATTATTAAACTACTACACTATCGTGATAAAAAATAACAGAGCTTTTCTATCGTAAGCTTTCCTATATTCCTTTTTCCATCCCCAACATCCTTAAAACACTCCGACACATGTTTCAGTTTATTCTTATTCATCGGTTCTGAACTCTCCTCGCATAACAACACAGGCGGCGGCGGCAGCGGTGACGGCGATATTTGCGGTGAAATACTTTCTTCATAATCGTTTAATTTCCGCCTCAAATCTGCTAAAAACTCATAGAATGAACCATCATATTTCTTCATAATTCCCGCCGCGATTTTTGGGCTCACCCCAGGTACTTGCGCTAGCATAATCTCACCTATATTCTCTCGTGTTATGAAGTCGCGTTTCTCTTTTTTAGAAGCTACTTCGCTATATCTTTCAGGATCACCTGAGTGTTCTTGTGTATGTTCTGATGCGTTGTTTGAATACGCTGGAGTGTAATCAGCCCCAGCACTTTCCTTTGCGACCTTATCCGCAAAATGTAGAATAAAGTTGGCTGTTTCGCCTACATTCATTGTGCGTATCACCGAAAATCCTTTATAATACAATAGTGAAACCATAGCGCTTTGAAGAGCTGATTTTGTCACACCGTTACTCGTGCTATTGCTGTGGGGTGGGTGATATTTCGCTATATCGCCTTCAATAATGTAAATAATATTATGGTTATGAAAATCCGTCGTTTGAGAGAGACGGAACGATTGTTCTTTATATCGCCCATCCCGTATGCTCGCCGCTAAATCATTCAATGTCTTTCTCTCAAAGAGAACAATGTCCTTCTGTTGCGTTTGGTCATGAATAATAATATCACCCAGTGGCAATCTCTCGGATTTGATTTCATGATTCGTCGATGTCGTCGACGTTGCTGCCGCATATTCTCCTGGAGATTTACGTTGCTGGGTCTTCGCGTTCGTCTTCGTCTTTGGAAGCGGAACCTTTATCGTCATTCCGTCACCGAGGTCCATCAAATAATGGTCTGGTTCTGGTGCGGTCGGCGTGGGAGGCGGCGGCGATGCGGGTATATTCACCAGTATATCCAATAAATCCTTCTCTCGACAATCTATTTTAATAAGCATATTCGGGCAGGTGACGTGTGATATGCGATATGCGATATGCGATATGATTATCAATACACATAGACACGAATTATGCCTTATGTTCTTTTCCAGAATAAATCTGATTCACCTGGTTCGTCACGCGAATAAATGTCGTACATTTCGGGATATCCTTGATGCGCTTGGCGCCTATATATGTGCATGTCGAACGGATTCCGCCTAAAATATCAAGTATTGTGCTTTCGACCGGTCCGCGATACGGAATGCGGACGGTTTTCCCCTCTGCTGATCTATGCGATGCGACACCACCACTGTAGTGGTTCATCGCAGTTGAACTTGACATTCCATAGAAGAGTTTGTATTTCTGGCCGGTGGTTGCGTCTTCTACTGTCTCACCGCCCGATTCATCGTGTCCTGCCAGCATTCCCCCTAACATCACGAAGTCGGCGCCCCCTCCAAACGCTTTCGCGATATCCGCGGGTGTAGTACATCCACCATCCGATACGATGAAACCGTTCAATCCGTGTGCTGAATCCGATGACTCAATAACAGCGGAAAGCTGCGGCATACCTACACCTGTCTGTAGCCGAGTAATACATACACTTCCGCTTCCAATCCCGATTTTTACAATATCTGCACCGCAGTTCATAATGAGTTCTTCTACCATCTCTCGAGAGACGACATTACCACAGACGATAACCAGCTGTGGGTATTTCTCTCGGATCTTTCGGACAAAATCTACAAATGCCTTCATATAACCATTTGCGACATCAATGCACACGAAGAGCGGGTTGAGAAGCGCGATGGTTTGGTCGAGCTTTTCCTCATCTGTTTTGGTAATACCTGCGCTTATCATATAATAATTCCTGTCTAAATCTCTCGACCTTGCGCTAGCATAATCAGCGAGGTTATAATGTTTGTGAAAACAAGTTATGATTTTGTGCGTATGGAGAACATCGTACATCTCAAATGTTCCGACGGTGTCCATATTCGACGCGATTATCGGAATACCTTTCCATTTGTATCCGTTTTTAAAGATAATCTCTCGTGTGAGTATAACTTCGCCTCGCGATGAAAGAGATGAACGCTTGGGACGAAAGAGCACATCGGTGAAATCGAGCTTCAGGTCAGTTTCTATCTTCATGCTAATAATATGAAACCGTAGTTGTGTTATGTTTCATAATATAAAAATCATTTTATGTCATA